GCACTTGCGATTGCATCACCCAGTTGATCGATTCGGATACCATTAGCCATCGGCAGCCACCCTTTCACAGCTCAGGCGTATCTTTTCGCCACGGCCTTCTGTGCGAATGATACGGTAGGTAACGGTGTTGTGCTTGAGTTTTTCTTCGCCTTGATATTCGAAACTGTATATCTCAAACATCTTAGACGGACGTAATCCAGCGGCCGCGGCATTATAGAATTCACCAGATCCTACCGAAAACTCATTGGCGTAAACCTTACGTTCTACTGGTGTTTTAATTTGGTTACCTATTGCATCTCCAGTAACGGCTGTGATTTTAATGAGGTAGATAACTTGGTTATACCTCAATCAAAACCACCTCCACAGATTTACTACCATCAACATACACCGAGCCGGTAATGCTTTGGTAGTTGGTAGCTGTGACCACATAATCGAGATCAATTCCGGTTTTATTTGTAGTGAAAATGACTACTCCCACCGAATTTGTTTCCTTAACTTCCGCCCCAATGGTTATAATGGCCCCATTGATCGGAATCCCTGCGCTCGTTACGGTAAAGGTTACGATACACCCAGAGTAATCCTGCGCCAAGGATAGATGTTGCTTGAGCATTTCGTAAGATTCATTCAGTCTGTCAGCATCAGGATTGTCATAGCCGAAATTCGCTTTACAATAAGTTGTGATAGCCCTTTTGATTAGGGGATCTGTCTCAATTATTTTATCTTCCGCAATACCAGCTAAAGCTAAATCAGCCTTGGCGGCATCAATGAGGTCCTGCACTTCCCCCACAATCCCGAGATCATCAGTCGTTACACGTAATCGTGCTTTTATATCATCCAAGAGGGCCATAGTCAGCCCTCCTTACACCATCAAATAAACATCGACAACTTTACCAGCCAAAGCTGTGTTTGGATCAATCGTATTACTCTCGATTGCGGTCGAGGACACCGTCACTGTAGCAGCTGTTGACTCAAGAACATCGTCAACATAGGTAGCAAGCACTGTGTTATGGGACAATTTATAAGGTAATCCTAGTATATCGCCCCAGCCTACACTGATCTGATCATAAGGCACGCCAGCTGTAGTGTTTGCTGAGTTAGCGGCAGTCGTTACACCAACGCAAGTGCCGTCCGATATGGCTATATTTAGTGTCGCATCGTTAGCTGCTGGGGTAATAGCGGTTAAGATAACCTTATCCGTTGCACCACCTACAATAAAAAGCGCTGTAACTGCCGTATCGGCGGCTAATGCAGCTCTTATTTTACCTGCAATTGCGGCTGCGTTATCGCTTAAAGCTACTGCAACGGCGATAGTTTTCGGTGTTCCTGTCATTCCTACCGCAGTCACAACTACGGACGCATTCCCTGCGGTGGATATCGTTCCGGCTACGGTCGCTGTTTCTACCTGTGCAACCGGTGTATGGACCTGGGCTGGGAGCTCAATCTTAGTTATTGCCCTAAATGCCTTAGCTCCAGCGACAGCAGTTGTCCCATTTGCGGTAAGCTCCTCTGAGATTTCTTCGCCGGCATAGTTGGTGCCGGTGATTTTCACATTACCATTAATACCGGACACATTGCCGTCGATCTGCAGGTTTCTCGGTACCGCTGGGTTGATGAAGCCGGTAGTCAATACCTGAGCTACTGAACCAAGATTCTTGAATGCCATTACTCCTGTGGTGCTTGCTGCAACTGCATCGGTTGCTGGTATCTGCAAATGAGCAATAAATGCTTGGTCAATACTGATAAGCCCATCCGTTCTTATGCGTCTTTTCTGGGGGTTAAATCCTGCTCTCATGATATATTTCTACCTCCCCTAAAATAATTAAATAAGCGCCCCCAAAAAGGCGCTTATCCATTTTTTCAACTAGGCCTTTTTGACTCTCAAGAATCCATTTTTGGAGACTACGTTGCCGCCAACAAATACAGAACTTTTGTGAGCGATCATACCCTGCCTAAACTTGTAATCAGCAGAGCGCTGGACATCCATGTCGCTAAAGATGGTCATCATGTAGTTGGATAATGGTCCATATGCCATACTGTATTGGCCTGTGGTTGTGGCGGAGGCAGAGACCGCTTTGCATGCGCTGTTAATCACGTAGGGGATGCCGTCAATAGTTCCGGTGTTTCCATTGCTAACAACCTTGTAGATCTTTTTCCCATTAGCATCACGCAGGGTCGCGAATGCCTTTAGGTCAACCTTGTTGAGAATGAGTACGGCTGCATCTTCAACATCTTCATCTCCACCAAAACTGAATATGATTTCATCTAAGGTTGTTTCATCGATTTCGGCGATAGCCATGTCTGTAGCGGCATCGATTGCGGTTGCGGCAGTTGAGAAAATACCAGCTAAGTGATTAGTGGCTCCAGTTCCGATCAGGATCTCTCTGGAAATTTTCTTCCTGCTGGCAATCCTGATTCCCTTCATGACCTCAGCATCATAATCGGCAGCAGGAAGTTTTTGAACTTCTTCAGTGTCTTCAGCATAGGCAGTTACCTTAGATTTGTTAATATCTGCATAGCCAAAGGTTGCCTCGGCTTCGGTGTAATCTTCACCTTCAACTGTGTTCCCGCCTTCTCCGTAACCAGTAACATAAGGCTGTTTAAAGCTCTCCCCGCCAATCAAAGGCTTCACGGTTACAAGATCGATGAGGCTTGATACTTGATTAAAAGTTGGCCGAATGTCTGTGGCTTGATGCTCCGGCATAATAATGCTGCTGGACCCTACGGTTACGGAGTTGTTGAGTTTTAGTTCCTTTCCGCGATGTTCGGATAATCGCTTGGCTTCGCTTTTTTTGGTGTTATCCATTTTGTCCACAACTTCGCCGTCGATCAAATCAACAACTTCTTCAGCTGCTGCGCTTGCTTTAAGGGCGCTCATGTTAGCTTGAGCTTTTGCGATCACTTCAAACTTAGCGTCAAGGTCTTTGACTTCTTGCTCCTTTGCGGCAAACTCCTCGAGCTTTCCTTCGTTTACGAGTGCTTCAGCCTCTTCCAGTAATGCTTTTCTTTTTGCGAGATACTCTTTTTTATTCATGGTTGTTTACCCCTTTCAATTTTAAAAGATTTAGTTTTGCTTTTTGCATTAAAAAAACAGGCTCATTACCACCTGTAGGCGATTGAGACTGTTCTTTCATCATTTGTTTAACCTTTTCCATTTGTTCTGCGCTTGGCAATGCGAAGTTGCTTGCCACAAAACGTGATGGCTCCTTGGATTCAAACATTATCGCATCGATTAAGCCTTTTTCCTTGGCTTGTTCAGCAGTAAACCACGTTTCATGATCCATCATCTCCAGGGCTTCCTCTTTGCTCATACCCGTTTTGGCCATGTATGCGTTGGCGATAGACTCATCGGCAGTCCTTAGCATTTCGGCAACATGTTCGAAATCCGCATGATTGCCGCTCGCTCCAGTCCACACACAATGCACCATCATAAGTGCGGTCGGAGACATTTCGCAATATCGGGCCATGGCGATGACGCTGGCGGCACTACAAGCTTCGCCGATCACGTACTCCTTCACGTCGCCTTCGTACGCTCTGAGCATCGTGTATATCTCAGAACCCACGTCAATTACCCCACCAGGTGAGTTGATATGAACATCAACCGGTTTACCCTTTGCTTCAGCGAGCGCCTTTTCAACATCATTGGGACATACACAGTCCGTTTCCAACCACTCGTAAAACCACTTGTAGTCATTCGGTACTATTGCCCCTTTGATATTAATCCTAATCGGCATCACTCCTAACCCCTTTCTCATACATTAGCAAGTTATTGATTGTTTCCAAGATTTCCTTATCATTTTCTCCCCCTAAGTTATTTAGTAAGGATTTAACTTGGTTCACGACAGCCGTGTCTAAGCGCCTTATCGGTTTGTCGCCACCCTCGATTGGCCCCATATTCATGACTTCGCGCCACTCGTTAGGAGTCATGGCACCACGATCAACCATTTGGAGTAAGTTCAGCTTTGTAGACATACTCGCGCACGCCAGATTATTTGCGGTAAATACGATTTTGTTTCCAAAACCTCTTTCCTTTCTGGTAAACAACTTTCTGGAATACTCGCCGCTCATCTGGATCGCATCGGGCTCAATCTCCGCCTCGAAGTAAGCGTTAAAATCATCCTCTGCCCATTTGCTCTGTACGATTTTATCATTAGTGTTAAAAAAGCTATATATCCTTTGCGTCGTTCGGTCCATCTGCGCCGCATTGGGTACATAACTTTCAGGCTTGACTTGCTCAATATCGTATTTCGCATCAGTAGCCGCTGCGCCGCCTGACTTCGAGTCAATTGATAGGTAGTTCTTAACAAAGTCTTGAACGTTCTTATCAATATCTTCGGGCCTTAACACTTGCTTGAATTTAAGCAGCCATTTGATAACATTACTGTTCTGGATGGCTTTAACAATCCCTTGGTCGGTGGTGTTAACGATTTCCATCAAGGCGGTTATTGCTTCAGCCGGCCTATCCCCAAAGATATCATTGTCGTTAAAGTCTCGCCTTAAATGGATGACATCCCTATAATCAAACGTTTTACTCTTGCCATTCTTAAGCCAGAACTTTAACTGAAGATTACCAGCTTTATCGTAGAGAGCTTCGGCAGAGACACACGGTATGGGATATATCTGGTACGGGTAATCGTTCTCGTCGCGCACAATTAATGCGAAAGCATTATTGTTAAGCGCAAGTTGAGTCGCTAGTTTTTCCTGCAACATTTGACCAGTCATGTACGGATTTGGTTCTTCAAGCAAGAAGCGAATGTATGGCTCAGGGTTTATTATAGGCCCGTCTTTGCCATCTCTGATATGTTTAGCTACGAGTTTTCCAATAGCCCTAGCCTTAGGTCTTATGCACGACCTAACGATGTCCGACTGATACAGGTTTCCGCACCATGAGTAAAACCCATTATTATGCTCCGTGATCAACTCATACCGATAGCCATTATTTGTTTGCTCTGAGGGTGTTTTGTTTCGAAATATTCGTTTGAGTATGCCCAAGATATAACCTCCTTTTAGTTGGTTTTGCGCAATTATTTACTAGGTGGTATATTTCTAATCTCTTTACAAAGCATCAATATTGTTTTCTGCTATCCTACAGACAGATTCAATATCATTACCGCTAGTAAGTGCTCTTTTCTGCAGTTCTCGAAGGTTGTCTATTTGCTCTCGAACAACTTGTTGGTAATCCATGACCTTATCCCCCTAAATCATATTTTGATAGTCTTGATACTTATCTTGTAGTACCACATAGGCATCCAGTAACGCTGCGGTACCATCAATTCTTTGCCGTTGGTTCTTGGTTTTACACGGTTGGATATTTAAGTTCTTATCAACTTCGATAGACGTGTTGGATAAACACCATTTGTCGATTGGATTGTTGTTGTAATTAATGATTTTAGACTCCAAATCAGCGCCCAAGGCTTTCATCGGTGCGGATAATGTCTTCTTGCCTTGGATTACTGGGATCATTGCCTCTTTTCCGAAGTGACCTCTCATTTCTTGTACCCACATTTCTGCCGACCACGAATCATATCCATGCCAAGGCTGGTATATCGGCGCGTCTAAATCATTTTGGATTTCTTGGAACCATTCGGTCACAAAATGATGATTGACTTTGTTACCTGGGGTTGTTCTAAGGAGACCTAGCTCGTGCCATTTATCATAAGGGATTTTATCCTCTTTGGTCCTCTTTTCGAGTAAGTCTTCAGGTAGCCAATACATTGACATGACGTAAATCGTCGGATCGTTCGGCAACATAAAAAGAACCTTAGCGGCTGTAAGGTCCGTGGTGGATGATAAATCCGTACCACCTATTCCGTACTTAGGTTTGAGGATCTTAACATCAAAGGTTGCTTCGTTGTTTAGTTGGTCGAAGTTTAACCATGCTTCTGAGCTTGTTTCTCGGATATTGAAGTCTTTGCAGAGCAGGTTCCTTTGGAGCATCGGGTTTGCAATGGCACGTTTTACTTTATCGAGTAGTTTTTGCCTGTCCTTTATGGTACCAAGTCCGGGGTTTGCCTTTTGGTGCATTGCCGGAT